GAACACTTACTTGATCTATATATGCTAATGCATCAAGCATGTCATCATGTGCCAATCTATTTGGAAAGTCTACCATTTGATTTGTAAACTCTCTCCACTCTCTTTTGTCATTAAAAGTTATTTGACCATGTTCCATTCTACCTTGTAACGCCCAAGTAATTCTATCGTTTTTCTTTTTACCACCATGTCGCATTTCAATAATAGATACCCACTTACCCTCTGTTCTCATTTCATCTTCAAGATAAGGTAATATAGCGTTACGCAATGATCCAGTTTCAATTCCTACTGTAGAGGACTCTACCTTCATCGCAGATGAAAGGATTTTTTTAGCAGTTTCTTTAATGTTCCAGCGACCATGTAGTATGTCTTTAACCCACCACTTATCACGATCAATCTTAACAATAGCAATAGCTGTTTCGTCTAACCTAGATCGTTTTAAATTTCTTTCTTGTTCTACTGCTTCATATCCAGCAGGATCTACAGCAATAACATAATTACCTTCTTCGGGTTCTTCAGCAACTTGAAACCATTCTTCTTTAAATATACCACCAGAAGATATTTCAAATGATGCTTCAAACTCTTGTCTGAACGACATAGAGGACATAGATTTTCTAGAAGCCTCTATTTCATCAGCAGGTAAAAAAGGATTATCTCTAGATGTATATTGAAACGCATCCCAATCGTCATCTTCTAAAGCATCTTTATACAAATCAAAGAAATGATTTTTACCCGCAGGCGTACCAATAAACAAAGCACCTCCACGAACATCCGCAAGAGTAGGCCTTATAATCTGTTCCCACACCTGCGGTTTCATCGAAGCGTACTCATCGAGCACGACATATGCCAGTCCTACGCCTCTTAGAGTTTCTGGTCGGTCTGATCCTTTAAGATATATTTTTCTTCCATTAATAAGAGTAAGTACCGCAGTATTCTCATACGCTTGTACTATTAAATCTTTACCTAACTCTTTTAGCATAGCCCACATAATATCTTTGGCTTGTTGAAAGGTAGGTGCTATATAGAATACATCTTTAGAGTCAGACTGTATTGCTTTAATTAGCAATATCCAAGCAGAAAGGTAGGACTTACCAAATCGTCTACCCGCAGCGACAATTTTAAAGCGTTTATCTGAATGAAAGATTTGCAGTTGAGCAGGATGAAGGTCAATGTTTAGTTCAGCCATTCTTAAATTTTTCTGCCATAGGAGATGTATCTATAGAAACAATTACTTCTTCTTCGCTTTTTACTTGAGGATCTATAATTTCTGCTTCGTCATATTCTTTTGCTTTTTTTTCAATTGATTCAAGAGAAGCTACATTAATAATAACTTGTGAATCACCTCTGTTTTTATTAGCATCTATAGCTTTTTGAGTAGGTACTCGTCTGTCTAAAATCATTTTAATACAGTGTACATCTCCATCTTTTGCTTTAGCAACAGCAACTTCTAGCACATCTAGTAAATTTTCATCTAAATAAGCTATAGCAGCAGCCGACCATTTGTTTACAGAGCCTTTAGGTCTGCCAGATGGGTTTAATGAAGCCATTCCTTTTACTAGGGCAGGATTACCTTTGCGTTTATTCATTTAAGTAGTATAGCACAGAAGTGATTGAAAGATGGTTTTTTTTAAAATTTGGTTTTTTGTGAGTTGGGTGCTAAATATCTAAACCACGAGATGCAATGAGCCTCCCTACCCCATACTTAACATAACACCCAGATTATGCGAAGCTAAATAAATATGATATCAGCTACAACCCGCACTCCTAAAGCATTTAACTGCTAAAATGCCAGGCTTATTTAAGATCTAACAAGATCCAGTTAAAGATCATTAAAGATCTTTATGATCTGGAATAGATCAAGGGGTTCGTGATCGACTCAAGAGGATCAAAAGAGAGAATATAAGAGACGGATAATAGATCCATGACTGATACGATCAGATCTCCATGATCAGAGCCAACCAGATGCCCAAGATCCTACGATCTCCACTTGATCGGATCAATATACTTTCTTAATAGTATTTAACTAATAAGAGCAAGAACCCACTACTACTATTAGAACCTTATTACTTCCTTACTAGAATTGATACTTTATAGCTTGGATTCAAGCGATGCATTGGAAACATTTGCAGTATTGCAACAACAAAAAACCGCCATACGAAAGGAAATCGTATAAGCTGCAGCTTGATCATTTGTGGCATTTACACAACAACCCCCAAGAGCTTTGGATTAGACATAAAAAAAGGGCGATTTCTCGCCCCTTAGATGCCCTTATTTAAATGATTAGAATAGATCAGGTATCAACAGATAACCAATGATTAAAAATGCCCACAAAGAGAGAGCAACAAAGATCCCCATCAGTCCATATATAAATGACTCCATTTTCTTTCTCACTCGATCACCTCCTTAATACTACTAAGCATTTGATCCTGATGATGTAGCGTGGCGAGTAGCTCAGATCCTACATTGTCCATTGAGCAACCGCAATCGTGTGCCAGTGTCAATGATGTAGTAAGAGAACAATCATTCTCGATCAAGTAGTTCATAGCTTGACCATATCCGATAATTTCGCTTTCTTGAATGTGCTCTGTAGCATCGTCCAGTTCATCAAATTTTAGGATCTCATCATTATGATGATCATCTACTACATAATGAATTTTAATGTCTGATAATAAATTCATTGTTTGTTCCCTCCCTGTATTGTTCAGCCATAGATTTTTCAAAACCCGCCCTTTGATCCTTTACATGCCAAACATCACCCTTTTGCTTAAACTCATACGATGCGATCTCCGAGATCATGTGAGCTTCAAGTCCTTTGTCATGCTTTAAGTATGAATTATGATCTTTTTGAAATACTCGAAAGGGCATATCCAAAACATAAAATAAAGTATTGATCCTTTCTCTAGTTGTTTGAGTAGGCCAGTTGCATAAAGATACTTCCAAATGACCTCGAATATTCCAACAGGCAATTATATTGCCATGTAGATATAGATCTATGCCATCTGTTGAAGTGTTGCTGATCGATCTTTTATTCCCACCTTTGAAAGCGTGGGCAATATCAAGAGATATTTTTCTCATGATGCACCTCCAAACATTGCACCAAGTCTTGCAGGTATGACGTGTTTATCATTGCAAGAATCACAGCACTCATCATTGTCATCTTCTGAATCTGGATTATTGCCAAAGCCTGTAAAAATATTTCTACAAAAACAACATGTCCAGTATTCCGTGCCATGTCGCTCTGTTCTTTTTGTCTTTGTTATAGATTTCATATATTAACCTTTTATGAAGTGATCCAATTGATCACCCCTTAATAATACCCTTTTACGGATCAGGAAGTGAAAATTTTAACTTCCAAAAAAAACCCCCAGTAGTTGGGGGCTTCATATATTTGTTGCTAAAGAGGTTAAACTGAATTAATCTCTTTAAGTTGGGTTTCGTTTGGATCAACCGCTTGTCTAAGAAATATCTCATCAATAATTTCTTGATAGTTATTGCCTACGCTATCCTCCCTATATTCAGCAATCGATATCGCCAGTTCCATTGAGAAATTAATATGTTGCTCTATATGATCAACAAATGAGTCAGCATCTTTAAATCTTAAATCCCCTGAATCCCATAGATCAAATAGTAAGTGTAATTTTGAATTGTAATCGTTAGTATCTCTCATAATGTTTTATCCTTTAATTGTTCATTAAGTGTACTGCCTAGACAACCATAAATAACCGCCAGTTCCATTCTAGTTGAATCATTTTTAACTTTATTAATAGCTTTAATTAAAGCGTCCATACCTTGTTGGACATCTGTAAATGGTTTGAAAAAAGGAACTGCTGTAAAAAATGGAATCTTTTTTACTGGTTTTTTCCAGCCTTTATATTGATCTTTTGCACGTTCTTTTAATGTGCTTGATACTTCAGTTTGTACTGTCATGATATAGCCTCCTTAGTAAGATTCATCACCAAATGGGGTATAACCCTCACTTGATGTGTTGTATTGGGAAAGATCTCGCAAGATCTCCCCAAAGTCATTGAAATAGTTTTTGCCATCATAATAGGCAATAGTGCCGACATAGTCGACACGCTCACATTGTTCATGTAAATATTCAGTATTAACTATCATTGCTCTGCCCCTAACATTGCCTTGTCCTGGACTCTATCCCACCAGCCATTATCATTTTGGAAGCTATCCATAGCATCAGCGTATTCAGGAAAACCTTTTCTAAGTTTATCTCTGTTGTTACCATCAGATTTTGAAAGGGCTTCGGCAAGTGTTGTATCAAACCCGCCAAGTGTTCTGTATTGCCATTCCCATATAAATTTTTGTCCTTTGTCTAAGTCATGTAATTTCATATTAATTCTCCTTTGTTTAATAAATTATCCACTTTACTGCGTATCAGTCCAATGGGGTTTAAGTTTCCGTTCTGGTCAAAACCAGCATCTTGTACTTCTTTTGTAAATGAATAGTCTAGTATTTGAATAATCTCAACCAGTAACTTTTTCATTGCATCATGCCTACGTTCTAACTCTCTTAATTCATTCATATTATTTTTCCTTGTTAGTAGCCAAAATTAGCCACACCAAAATTATAACAAAAAAAAGGCTCAATCAAGAGCCTTTTGTATTTATTTTATATTCTATTCATTTCATCTTATCCTCCTCCTCATAATGAGCATTTATTTTATCATTGGCATCAAGAAAAAATGGAACAAATACACATGCTAAAGCTACGATTACAATAACAAATATAAAGACATCAAGCATAAGATTTTCGATCATACCAACCAACCTTTTCTTAGGGCTTCCAGGAACAAAACGAAATAGACCGAAGAAGCGGTGCAGACTATAACCATTAGAAAGACCGAATAAGCGATAATTTTATCAATCATTTTTTTTCTCCTCTGAAATATGCCTACCAATTTGATTGGCAATTCTGACCGATAACAAATAATGTTTTTCAATATCTCTGTCCTTTAGCGATCCAATAAAACTAGATAATTGTTCAAGATCTCCAGGTGATATTTTATGTGCTTCGATGTGAGGCATAACAATATCAAAAACCATAGTAAATTCTTGGATTAAACCGACCAGTTCCGAGTGAGATTCGACCAACTCAGGAGCGATAGTTCCATTTGACCTTAACCAGGCTTTAGCTAGTCTTTGTTCAAAAGTATATTCTTGTACAGTCATTCTGATAACCTCTCACTATTCCAATGCTCGGTTTGAACTTCTCTATCAGTTTGAGCATCATCATCATCATCATCTTCTTGTTCATCAAAATGATTTACAAGTTTATTAAAGATTGCATCTTCTAATTCTTTAGTTG